TATAGTCCATTATTTGCAGAAAGGATCTTGCAATATAGCTAATACTGAAAATGCAGTGATCAGGATGATGATGGCTTGAATGCCATAGTTTGTTTTCTTTTTCATAGTGTGTTTTGTTTAGAAATCAAAAATAGTAAATGATTGTTTACTAGCCAAATCTTTTTTTAAATAAAAATGCCCAGCATAGAAATGCCAGGCCTATTACACTATGAAAAACAAAGTTTAAATATTTTCCTCTCTATAGATCTGCTCTATATGTTTAGGCAGTATGGTGTAGTCATTATCAAAATGACCAGGCATCACCTCCATCAGCCTTTGATTCTTATAGGGGCTATTGCTAGATTTGCACCATCTTTTGCTGATCACCATCCAGTTGTAGAAATAGATATATGTGTTTGCCTTTTTGATGTATTGCTTTTTATCTATAGGCAGTTTAAATTTCTTAATCAGTGACACAGATCTGATCTCATTGTCTAGTTCTAGATCCCTGCACAGCCCTAGGTGCAGCTTTAAATTTCGCACCTTTTTGCCCTCTAGCATGTCATTGAATTTCTCATAGGCTTTACCATTCATGGCATTTTTCCAGGCATCACATTGTTCAGCCCACTGTGTGAAATGTGCAAATTCATGCACTAGTATTTCCAGGGCATCAGGTCTGTCCATGGCACAGGCTAGCAGTGGCACAGTCTCATCAAAGAATCCTGCACATCTATTTTTTGCATCTAGTTTTAGATACTTTGTGTTTCTCAATTCGCACTTGACATCAAATGTCTTGCATGTGTTTTTGACATGCTGCACAAAGTCTATCATGCTGGATCTTTTAAGATAGCTTCATCAGGTCTATCTATTTCAGATGCACTCACTCGCTGGCCACCTCTGACAGTACCTAGCAATCTTTTCAATTCTTTTTCTACCTCATAAACTTCCTGTAGCTTTTTAATCAGCCACACCTCTTGATCTACTGCTGTCATTTTGTTAAATCCTTTTGGTACTTTCATATTCAAACTGTATTAATAAATCAATGTAGTGTCTAGCTTTTTTTAAATCCTCAATACCATTCTTTTGTCTATGTCTCATCACATACTTGATCACATTGCCCTCAATGAATGGCACACCATTCGCATGAATGAACTCTGTGGGCTGTATCTTTAAACTGGCATAGTGGCCACCTCCTATTTGAATCTCACTTGCTTTCATCTTATAGTATTTTTGTGCCATCATACACCACACCATTGTACAGGCATTTGCCATCAATCACCTGGTGTGTTTGTGCAAAAAAGAATATTTCTTTGTTGACTGTATAAAAATGAATAGTAGCAAACCCATGCTGCCAGTCAGGGATCTTTCCTGTAGGGAAATACTCCACCTCTGTCCTCACCCTGCCACATCCTATTTCTAGCCATACATAGGGATTGTTTCTGTTTGTGATTGGTTTGTAGTTAAGTCTATGACTATGCCCTGATGCACCACTACCCATGTACTCATAGATGTTTTTCTCACCTGCATTCTTTGACAGGGATAGGCCATGCACACCTGTAAAAATGTCAAACCAGTTTATGAAATCTTTGCCATCCCATTCAATGCCATAGTCAGCAAATGAAAGGATGTTTTGCAATTCTGTAGATTTGTACTCTTTGAATAAAACAGCTAATCTAGCCAGCTGGCTTTTGCTGTTCATGTGGGGCTTTGTGATCCTCTCATCATGATTGCCTGGTATGAATCTGATCTTTGCATCAGTTGACAATCTCAAAGGATTCAGGATCTGCTCTTTTGTATATTCCACCTCTTTGATCTCACTGTACCCAGCCAGGATGCCATCATCAAATAGTTTTTTCTCATGCCTGGACACATAGGGCAGATCCATCAGATCACCCAATAGTGCCACCTCATCAAAATGATTTGACTGTAGTACCCTATTTATGCATCTCTGCACATTCAGGTCTGTCAGCCATCCATGCTCATCTGATTTCAATAAAACTGAATAGATTTTTTTGTCAGTCAATTTTTTTAACTGCCACCAGTTATACTCTTTTTCTGATAGTCTAGGCCTGTTGTTTTTCAATGTTTGCTTTCAGTAGTTTGTCACCCATTTTTTAAATTAGCACAAAGCCGTTTTTGTCTACTTTCCCAGCTGTGTGCAATGCTCTCAATTCATATATAGATTTTCCGAATGATTTTTGAAAATGTGGATCATCTTTAAATTTCCACTCACCGCCCCATTCATAGCCGTATCTCTTAAAGATCTGCACTACCTCCATCCAGTCTGCTTTTGCATCTTTGTCAAAGTCTGTTTTGACATCCCATGATGCTGTCTCAAATGATCCATTTTTGTCTTTGTCTACTAGCAGCACAATGTCAATGGCTAGGCCATAATTGTGATATGACTGCCCTCCTTTCGCATTTGTGACCACTTTGCCAGGCTTTGATCTGCCCTGAGCATAAAGTACATCCTGTTCTGCAAATGTCCTTAAAGTGTACGCAAACCTGCATGCCGCTGATCCTGTCAGTGCCTCTACTATTTCATCATACATTTCTAGTGCCTCATCTCTTAGCTTAGGATGCAGCAGCTGAATCCTCTCTATTGTCTTTTGATCTTTCATTCTTAGTAAATTTTTCAAATGCAGTCACCCCAAACACAGCAGCTGAATACCAAAGAAATCCCTCAAATACATATTGTTTTGAATTTGGCAGATAGCCCAGCACTATGGCATTGATGAATGCAGCTATGCCAGCAAATCTTTTGCTGCTGACTAAGCCATCATTAGATAGTAAATGCTTTAAAAATTGCATAGATCTTTTTTCTACTTATATATAGCAGAACGCTGGCAATTATCAATAAAGCCCAGATCCAGCTGATCCTGGTGACAATTTTATCCTTTGTCACATTCCTTTCTTTGACTGTCACCTTTTGCCTAGTGTCAGTTAATATTGCCACATCTTTTTGTAGTGTGGATGATCCCTGGCTTTCTTTGCTCTTTGTCTTTTTCTGCCTGATCTCTTTGATAGCCTGGGCTGGTATGCTCATGCTGTCACCTTTTAACACAAAAAACCCAGTGACAGAATCTTTGAATACTATCACCAGGTCTGATGTTTCTATTTGTTTTGTAGATGTTTGGCTTGTACTGTCTAGTGACACAAATTGTTTTGACTGATCTGAGACTACTGATGTGCTGTCTTTTATGTTTTTAGTGGCAGTCTTTTTGACCACTGAACATGATGTCAGCAAAAGTATCAGAATGATTAATCTCATTAGTCTCTGTCTTGTTTGTTTTGCAGTGCAATGGCTAGCTTGTTTATTGTGTCTAGGATATGATCTAGCTTTTTGGCTATGATGTCATCCTGTTTTTCTACCATGCTCACTCTGACCTCTAATTCTTTCAGTTTTAAACTTACTTTCACATAAATGCTGATCAGTCCTACAATGATCATGATGGCCTGGCCAGCCATGAATACTACAATGTTTTGTGTCATCTACTTAATATCTATCAATTTTAAAAATACAGGATAGATCTCATCAGTTTCAATGTCAGCTACTGAATCAATAGTCAAATCACCTGACCACAAAGTAGACACATTAATGTCTTTTTCTGCTGTCAATAGATCCTCTCTTTCTTTTGTTAAATCAGCAATCTTTTCATTTTGTATTGTGATCATGCCATCCTTTTCCTCACCATACTTTTTGAATAGTTCCTGTTCAGCCTCAGAATACAATTTAAACTCAGCAGATACTACAGCATTTAATCTCTGTAAATACAGCTTTGTTTTCATGTTTGTCTTTTGCTTCATTAGCCCCTGACTGATGATCTCTGATGATCCATCTTTTGATTGCTTTGTGATCCCATTTAGTTCATAGTGTAAAGCCACTATTTCGTGTAGTTTTAAATTCATGCTTTCGTGTTTTTTATATATAGTTTTTTTCTAGTTTTTTACTCAGCCCATGGCAATGGCAAATTTACAATGGGTGGATTCTTTTGATTTTCAATCTGAGCATCAATATTCTTTTGCAATGCATCCACATCATTGCCTGCCTCTAGCCAGCTGATCACCTGATCCTGTGTCAAATCAGGATAGGCTGTGAAATCAGTTTCTGATGGTGTAGCACATGACATTGCACCATAGACATCTGCAAAGTATTCTGCATCCTGTGACTGGTATCTCCAATGTATTGTTTTTACTACATCTGTCATCCCATCCTCTGATGGTGCAGTGTCCATTGCACTGATCACCCATTTGTATTGTATCATTAGTCTAATTGATTTTTAAGTTCTTCTATTTGTGCTTGTTGCTCTTGAATTGCAGCAGTTAAAAAAGCAATCATTCCTCTATCATATATACCCCAATTATCATTTTCATTCTTTGGAGTATTAGCTGCTTCTTCTCCTAATGCCTCGTTTACTTCTTGAGCAAAAAATCCTAATTGTCTTAAATCTGTTGGCAATCCGCTTTTTTCTTTCCAATGAAAATATCTTGGTTTTAATTTTAATACTTTTTGTAAAGCATTATTTATAAATCCATCTTCATTTTTTAAATTCATATCAGAAACAGTTGACAATGTTCCGCTTGTTGCAGTAACAGTTCCTGTGCCTAAAGCATTGAAAGTAATTGTTGAACTTTCAATTCTTAAAGGAATATAACTTGCAGCATTCCCAGTTAATGCTTGTATAATTGGGCCAGAATAAGTAGAAAAATAAGGATAAAATTGAACCATACCACTTGATGACCTTAATTGTGATATAACTTGCCCATCTGCACCTTCTGTTACTAATTTAGCAGCACTTGAATCAACTGTTGTGCCTATTAATAATTTCCCCCCATTTGTTAGAGTCATTAAATCAGCTCCTCCAGTTTGAGTGAAATTTATGGTAGCAGTTGATGCTTTGTAATAAATTGATCTTGGACTTCCACTTGCGTTAGTTGCTAAAGTTATAACTGCATCACTTCCAGAGCCTAAGCTTCCGACAGTTAAACCAGTTGTTGCCGTTACACTACTTGAGAATGTAGCACTTGTACCACCAAAAGGAAGCGTAGTTGTAAATCCTGTACTTGGTGCTATTTTTGCGTATTCAACACCATTTGAATATAGCTTTAATGCTGCTCCCGCTGCTCCACCTATTTCAACATCTCCTGCCGGCTCTCTTATAAATCCTCTATTATTTGCTCCAAATGTTACACCACTACTAAACGTAGCACTTGTACCACTTAAAGCACCAGCTAAATTTAAAGTCAATAAACTACTTACACCACCTGGCACTACACATTTTGTTTCATCACTTGTAAATAAACCTAATGAAAAAATCCCTGTTTCAGCATATAAATCACCTGTGAATCTACCAGTACCTACAAAATCACTATTGTATGTAGCACCTCCAAAAGTAGCTACACCTGTGCCTCCATTTGCTTCAATGTGTACTTTGCCTGTTGCGTTGTAGTTTGCTAAAGTTACCCTGTCAGATGTCCAATACAAAGCACCTGATCCACCAGTCATGCCTGTCAATCTGTATGCTGATGCCTGAACTGTGCTAGAAAATACTGCACTTGTACCATTCAATGCACCTGTAAGTGTGCCACCTGCCAATGGTAGATATGTACTAGCAGCTGATGCTGTAGTCAAATATGTGCTATTGTCATAGCTGATAGTAGTGCCTGAAATTTTCACAAAGCCTGTGCCATTCAGTGCAGCTTGTTTGCCGTTAAATGTATTCCAGTCTGTGCTACTCAATGCACCAGTTGCACTTGTACTAGCTAGTGCTAATGACAAAGCCTGGCCTGATAAACTCAAACCATTTGCTGTGCCTATAGTCACTGCATCATGCAATTGACTAGTCAATGCTAGTGTGCCGCTTGCATCAGGTAAAGTGTATGTTCTTTCTGTTGTTATACTTGCACTGCTTAAATAAAATGCATTAGTAGAAATTCCGTGTTTAAAAAAAAATTGATTAGAAGCAGTTGCACCAATAGCTGAAAATCCAGTTGCTCCATCAAATTGTGTACCGTGTTTTAAATGTATCAATCCAGCTATTGGAGCATTTGGATTTGAAAATAAACCGCTTGCAGTTATTGTAGAATTTGTTATTAAAGCACCTGTCAATGTGCCACCTGTTAAAGGTAGATATGTACTTGCTGCTGCACTTGTAGTTAAGTATGTACTAGAATCTACA